GACGACGAGGAAGAAGATGACTATTGAAGCGAACCGTCGTAATAAGTGACCTCCAGGTTCCCTACCATGACGAAAAAGCAGTCCGAAACGTCGCAGCCTTCATCAAGCGATGGAAACCCGACCGAGTCGCCACCGTCGGCGATGAAATTGACCTCCCTCAGCTCTCCCGATGGGAACGTGGCTTGGCAGGGGAATTCGCTGGCACACTCGATCGCGACCGCCGGATTACTCAGGAGGTTCTTTTCGACCTTCGAGTAACCGATATGGTGCGCTCGAATCACACCGACCGTCTCTATAACTCCATCAAGACCAGACTTCCAGCCTTAGCAGCCTTGCCCGAATTGCAGTTCGAGAATTGGCTCGGGCTTCCCGAGCTAGGCATCAAGTTCCACCGCGACCCTATGCCGATCGCTAAGGGTTGGATCGTGCTGCATGGGGATGAGGGGCAGGTATCCCAGAAGGGTGGTCAAACGGCTCTAGGATTGGCTCTAAGGCATGGAAAATCGGTAGTCTGCGGTCATACCCATAGGGCAGGGCTTTCGGGGCTCACAATGGCTTCTGGAGGCGTTTTAGGGGGTATTCTCTGGGGCTTTGAGGTCGGAAACCTGATGAATTTCAAGGACGCCAAGTATCTCAAAGGTGGAGCCGGTAATTGGCAGCAGGGCTTTGGGCTGATTTACGAGTCCAGGGGCAAGGTCACGCCGGTATTCGTGCCGATCGAAAAGGACGGTTCATTCATGGTCGAGGGTAAGGTCTATGGTTGAACCCTGGGTGGACATTCACCGCACAATCGACGACCATATTGACGACTTCGATGCGGCGACCGATTTCGTTATGAAATCGTTATCAACGACACGCCGATAGCCGGTTGCCGATTGGCTGGACAGGCGTAGATTTCACCTTGCCGGACAAACCACCGGCAGAATCGGGAAATCATGACCAGCACATACAATGGCTACACAATCAGCAAGCTCACACGCAAAGGCGTCTATCAAGTAACCGATAGCAACGGTGAACTCGTGATTACCTTGCCTTTGCTTCGTCACGCAAAGCGGTTCGTCGATCGACGCGCAGAGCGTCTAGCAATCGAGCAGGTTTTGGAATACATCGTCGACGACCGAAAGGCGGTGAGCGCATGATTACAGTCAACGACACTCGAGCAGCCGCTTACGACTACGTTTCGCGTGGTTGGGCGGTTATGCCGTTGAAACCACATTCAAAAGATCCGCATTTCGAGCTTGTTAGGAATGCTTACAAAGGAGCCACGTTCGACCTTAGCATCGTCGAGCATTGGTTCGATTTTGATCCAAACACTAACCTCGGAATTGCTTGCATAACCTCGGGGCTGGTTGTTATCGACGTGGACTTCCGCAACGGTGGCAAGGCTGACCCAGCCTGGGCAGATACTTACACGGTGCAAACCGGCAACGGACTTCATTTCTACTATCAAGCCGACGCAAGCCTTGATTTCAAAGGCACGCTCGATCGTGGCATTGACGTCAAATGGCGCGGTTACGTGGTGGCAGCACCATCAATCCACCCAAATCTCAGCCGTTACGAGGTAATCAATGACGTCGAACCGGTTGCACTTCCAGCCGACATCGCCGAAAGCATCGTCCGATGACCGCCATAGGATTCGACCCATTAGCCATTTATTACATCATCGCACTAATAGCAATTCCCATCCTGGGGTTGCTTTATACCGCACTCACCGAAAACTTTTATTGGAAAGGATTCAAGGATGGAAAACGACTCGCCGAAAACAATCGCAGCGCACGACATTCTGAAAGAAGCTAATGCGATCCGAGCTGATCGAGGGTCGATCTACGGTCACCCTTACATCAATCATCTTCGTATCTCGAAGCTTTGGTCGGGTTATCTGGATTTCCCGATTACGCCTGACCAGGTCGCGGTATGTATGGCATTACTCAAAGTCTCTCGACTTGCTGAAACGCCAGGTCATCGAGGACGTGACGGATACGTGGATGGTGTCGCCTATCTCGCACTTGCTGGAGAGCTCGCAACCACCGACCCAACTGAGTTCGATGCCTATTAGAGCGAACCACGACACCAAGATTTGGTGCGACATTTGCAAAATACGCTATGGAAAGGTCGGTGCGGAGTGGCACACTCGTGCCATGACGCCAGCTCGCTGGATCGTCATCAGCGAGACAAAGGAGCGACGTGGACGGACAAAAGCATATTGCCAGCCATGCGCCAATGAATGCCAGGTCGATGGACAGGGCAAGGTCTGGACGTTTCGTGAGCAATTAGACTATGCGATAGGAAGGGAACAATTAGATGGCATGGAACCTGAACGATTATGAACCGGTCGAGGATCGGTTGCGCGCCTGGTGGGAGGGTCATCCGCTCGGGCGAATTGACACGACTCTCATTTCAAGCGAGGGAAACCGTTTTATCGTGGGCGCATACCTTTATCGGGATGATCAGGACGACCGTCCTTATGCCGCAGGCATGGCGGAAGAGACTATTACTGATAGAGGCGTCAATTCTACTTCTGCGTTGGAAAATGCTGAAACTTCAGCTATCGGTCGAGCTCTCGCAAATGCTGGATATGCTGCAAGAGGAAAACGACCCTCGCGTGAAGAAATGGCGAAGGTGGTTCGCGGAGATTCACCGGTAGTCAAACACCCATTCAAGCCAAAGGACGAAGTCAAGGAGGTTCCAAACGAGCCCGAAACCGTGGTCTGGGATGATGTCGAAACGAAGGCGTTTGAAGATACCGGCACATTCATTGCTGACCTGCAGGCGCAGCTAGGCGCATCAATCGAAGGCTTCAAATGCGCTCATGGCGACATGCTACGCAAAGAAGGAACCTCGAAGGCTGGTAAGCCTTACTGCGGATATGTCTGCGGATCACCACGCAAGGCTGAGCAATGCGAGGCGAAATGGGCGAAAATGGTAGGCGGCAAATGGGTCTTCGAGGGTCGAGCTGCCGATGCCTGAGTTTTGGGATGAGCAATTAGTCGGACTTGCATCCGCCAGACTCAATCAGAAGCCGGTGGGCTGCGAATGGTGCAAGGTTGAGATTCCGACGTTCAACGCGGTCAAGGTCATGTGCTCAGAAGAAGATCCATCGGATTACTTTTGGGCATGTGGTACGTGTTGGGAAGAAAAGCGGTTCGGATGAGTAGGCGACAGAGAGGGCGCGAGAGTGAGAAAATCGTTGCTGACTATTTGGTACGTCATGGGTTCCACACCGCGCACACTACGAGCATGGCGGCTGCTGGTTCTGATGTTCTCGGCATTCCTGGCTTGGACATCGAAGTCAAAGGACGCAGAGACCTGGTCATCAGCGAAACTTTGGCTCAGCTCAAAAGAAGGCGACGCGAGACAGGGTTAGGCGTGGGCGTGCTTCGCATGAATGGGCAGGGTGAGAAGGCAATCGGCGATTGGGTCGCCATTTTGACGTTTGATGATCTCATCCACCTACTGAAGGCGGCAGGTTATGGAGCTCGATAAGCGAGTCCAACGTTGCTTGATGTGCGGAAAATGGGTTTATATGCGTGAGCTTTGCGAGGATTGCTATCCGAAAGATGAGGCAGCATGAAAACGACACGCCGTCTGACCTGCGGTTATGTGAATGGGCTTGACAGCCATGTTACGCTTAGCGTGCCAACCCGCGGGGTCGGAGCCCGAGCGGGGGCACTAGCGATCGGGCGACCTTTATTCATAATCCTTTTGGGATTATTCATAAGCCTTTCAAATAGCGTGCAAAATGCTTATGGCTGGAAAAACCATTCTATGAATTTGAAACTTTATGCTCATAATCAGATAAAGGATTGGACTGAGTTCGAATGTTACGTTGAGCTGATACATAGGGAGAGCACCTGGAACTACAAGGCTAGGAATGGCAGCCATTACGGACTAGGTCAGATGCGATCTACTTGGTATAGGGATCTCACACCTCGTAAGCAAATAAAGGCTCATTTAGATTACTTAGACCATCGCTACGAAGGCTCAGCGTGCAAGGCACTTAGGCACCTGATTCGTAAGGGCTGGCACTAATGGCTAGCTATTTGAAGCGCAACGGCAGCACGTCACAATGGCGCAGGCTACGAAGTCAGATCCTCAAACGCGATGACTATACGTGTTTCTATTGCGGTGGTCAAGCGACGACAGTTGATCACATAGTGCCGAGGTCGAAGCTCATCGACCAGAACGCGGATACGCCTGATAACTTGGTTGCTGCGTGTGCGAAATGTAATTATTCAAAGGGGGGTAGGTTTTTTGATAGCGGTAGGACACCAATGACCCCCCTGGGCTCCTTTCCCTCTCAAAATGCCGCAATAGTGCACTATCTGGACGAATCGGACACCACGGCAAAAGATGGGGAAGCATCGTGAAGGATCAGGAGCTTTCGGGATTGAAGGGTGTTACTGAGCCTCGTATTCACTCAAAACTCAATGATTTACCTTCTCGCGGTCAGGAAATGATTGACTTCTGCCGCGAAATCGGCTTCCCCTTGCTTCCCTGGCAGGAATTCGTCGCCATAAACAGCCTCAAGGTCAAAGAAAACGGTCGCTGGGCTTATCCGCTCAACGGACTTCTCATAGCCAGGCAATCGGGCAAAACCACGTTCATGATCCTTCGCATCCTCGCCGGAGCCATGCTTTACGGAGACGACCTGCAAATCGGAACCGCTCACACGATCTCCACGGCTCGAGAATCGTTCAAAAGGCTCGTAGACATAGTCGAAGCCTCGAAGCTCGCAGGCGAAGTCAAGAAGATTCGCTGGGCGAATGGCGAACAAGAGATCCAATTCATGAACGGAGCCCGTTATATCTACCGAGCAAGCAACAACGCCACCCGAGGAATCTCAAAGCCAGAAGCCATCCACCTTGATGAGCTTCGCGAGTATAAAAACGAAGCAACCTGGGCATCGATTCGTTATACCCTCCAGGCAGCCAGGAATCCGCAGACTTGGATCTATTCGAACGCCGGTGATGCTAGCTCGGTAATTCTGAACTCTCTTCGCGACCGTGCCATCGCCTCCCTGGGCGGTTCCGGAGATGAGATCGGTTGGTGGGAGTATTCGGCACATCCGGACACTCCCATCGACGGATCGCTGAAAATGTGGGAAGGCTTAGCGCAGGCAAATCCATCGCTCGGTTATACGATCCATCCTGAGAATCTGAAAATGGCTCTCAATGATCCACCGGACACCATTCGAACCGAAATGCTTTGCCAATGGGTGACGACTTTGAACGGTGCGGTTGATCCCGATCAATGGGAAACCTGCCGCGATGAGAAAATCGTGCTTGATCCTCAAAAGACCACCTGGCTTGGCATCGATCTCAGCCCTAGTCGTCAGGAAGCGGCTTTGGTTGCAGCTCAGAAGCTCGACGGCGACCGATTCGGTGTCGTCCTCTTGCAGACATGGAAGGCAGATTTGGCTCTCGACGATAAAGCCCTGGCGAACGACATCGCGCCGTGGGTTCGAAAGTATCAGGTCGAGACGCTTGCTTACTCGAAGCAAACCGCATCCGCGATCGCGGTTCGACTCATCCCGGCAGGCATCCCGGTGCATGACGTCGACGGCAACGATTACATGCAAGCGTGCGACGAATGGTCGGGAGCCATCAATTCAGGCAGGTTTAGGCACGCAGGTCAGGAGGAATTCACCAAGCAAGTGCTTTCAGCCGTGAAGTATCAACGTGGTGATAGTTCATGGGTTATCGGTCGTCGGGCATCCAGCGCCACCGTCTGCGCTGCCGTTGCCTCAGCCCTGGTCACGCACTTCGCGACTCGGGTTGACGACGGGATCGACATCGTCGTAGGCTGAACGCGCTTGATCCGCTCCCGGAGTCAGATACTCCAGGAAACGCGACCGCCGGTTTTGGACGCCGGCGGTTTCGTTTATTAGACGGTCTTTCGTGCTAGAATTATCCATCAATGGGCGTCTTATCCGATTTATTCGGCACTCCAAAACAAGCTGACGACGTTGTTGACGTTGCAGCTTCTCTCGCACCTTTCTACGTCAACCAAACCGCACTCAATATCGCAGGCGGCACAATTAGCGTTCCTCGCGCATCCGCTTTATCAGTTCCGGCAGTTGCACGCGCTAACGGAATCATCACCTCAACGGTCGGATCGTTACCGGTTGAAAAATTCAATGACGCAACAGGTCAACGCATTCCGGTTGAGCGATCATTTCGTCAGCCTGATCCTCGCGTTCCTGCATCGCTAATCTATAGCTACCTGGCACAAGATTTATGGCTGTTTGGGGTTGCTTATGGTCAAGTCCTCGACCAATATGCAAGTTCCGATGGCGGTCGCATTCGTCAATGGACGCGCATCGATCCAACCTGGGTTAGCGTTCGCACGAATCCTCTTGGTACAGAAGTTATTGGTTACACTGTCAATGGGCAGAATGTTCCTATGGTTGGCGTTGGTTCCATTATTGCGTTTTATAACCTCGCAGACGCAGGAATCTTGAATCGTGCCGGTCGCACTATCAGAGCAGCGATTGAATTAGAAAAGGCTGCCGAAATCTACGCGAAAGAACCGCTCCCAACGATGGTTCTCAAATCGACCGGCACGAACCTACCTTCCGAGCGCATCAAAGCACTTTTGGAGTCATGGAAAGTTAGCCGTCAAAATCGCGCAACCGCTTTCCTCAATGCTGACGTCGAATTGCAGGCTTTGGGCTTTGATCCTAAGCAACTTCAACTCAGCGAGGCTCGTCAATACATCGCTCTTGAATTAGCGCGTCAATGCGGAATCCCTGCATATTTCCTTAGCGCAGAATCTACCTCGATGACCTATTCAAACGCTACATCAGAGCGTCGTTCTCTTATAGACTTCTCGCTTCGACCGATTCTCACCGCAATCGAATCGCGTTTATCGATGGACGACTTCACGCCGGCAGGCACTCGCGTTCGTTTCGACCTAGATGATTTCCTTCGTGGAAATCCTTTGGAGCGAGCACAGATTTATCAGATTCTCACCGGCATCGGAGCGATGACCGTGGAGGAAGTCAGGAAAGCAGAGGATCTCTTAGGATGAAGATCAATTTCCCAATGACCATCACGGCGGCAGACGTCGAGTCACGCACGCTCACCGGTCGGATCGTTACATGGGGCGAAGAAGGTAATACCTCAGCCGGACGCACCATTTTCAGCGAGAATTCAATTCAGTTCGGAAAGAATGTGAAGCTTTTGCTAGAGCATGAGATGAGCAAGCCAATCGGCAAGATGCTCAGCGCAGAAGTCACCGATACCGGCATCGAAGCCAAGTTCAAGCTCGCAAACACGACCGTCGCATCCGACGCTTTGGTGGAAGCAGCCGAAGGATTACGCGACGGCTTTTCAGTAGGCGTAAAGCTCAACGATTGGGCGAACCAAGACGGCGCGATGGTGATTTCATCAGCCAAGCTCATCGAAGTCAGCTTGGTAACAGAGCCAGCAATCGATTCAGCGCGAGTCGCTGAGGTCGCAGCAAGCGACGAACAAGTTTCCGAAGAAGCATCCGCTTCCGAGGATCAACCAACAACACAAGGAGAACAAGTGTCCGACACTACCGTTCCAGCTCCTGCCG